CGATGCCCAAGTTCAGAGCTAAAACGCGCGTTGGTTTACAATCACTTACGCGCCCGGTGCACATGGTCGAACTTTACCGTCATGGCAGCCCGTTTGTCCATTCAAAATTTTGTGGTATGTCTCTCTCTACATACCGTATCTGGTGGCGACGCCGAGATGACCAACGACGCGGATCGAAAGACGTATTGGGACCTGCTCGAAACCTTGAGGTGGATTGGTACGCGCGATGAGCAACTCGTCGCCGCCATGTGGGACTGGAACGATGATAAGAAGATGGCCGTGGTCCTCTTCGGGATGAAAGAGCAAAGAGGGATCCGCTCCCTTCCAGGGCCTTCGGGGTCAAATCGCGGCGTTGATCTGGACCCCGCTGCACCACAGGGCGACGAAAAAAGGTCGATCCGCGTACTGGATGAGGTGCTCCGCAAGGTTCAGAGCGGTCGTGTTCGGATGACGGCGATCAAATGCGACGGGAGTAGCGAAGAGCAAACTCCGGTGCCGTTGGTTGAGCTCAACGGCTTAAGGCTCCAGCTCGTCCCGGGCCACCCGGTTGCGTCGGTAGGATTATGGTCGCGATCGCACAATTCGCTGGTTTGGAAATGGCCGCAGTTTTTGAGTGGAGATGTCGTTGGCGCATGGCCGGCGCCAAACGCAAAAACAGCCGCGGTTTCCGGTGCGATCCTGCGCCACCTGCGAGAGATCATGAGCCCTGAAGCGCCGCTTAGTAGGGCCGAAGCACTGAAGCGGTGCCAGGCCGAGGTTCCCAACGCCTACCCTGCCGCCTTCAAGAAGGCCTGGGCGGATTTGGAACCCGGTTGCAAGAGAGGGCGCGGCAAGCACGGGCAGGGGGCATTGACAAGGCCGGGAAACCTCCTGATGAAACCTTCGGCCAGTTAAATCATCTGACCTGTTTCACCGATCGCGACGCCGCAAATCCTCGGCCGAGATGAATTGGCCGTTGATGAGGTGAAGCATGTCGTCGACACAATTAGAGAGCGCGGGCGTGAACCCGACGCGGCCGTGGCCGGCCGACCGGATTGAGCGCTGGCCGATCGAACGGTTAATACCCTACGCGAACAATCCCCGGCTTCACACTGAAGCCGATCGGGACAAAATCATCGCCTCCGTCCTCACATGGGGATGGACGAAGCCGGTGCTGGTCGATGAAGAGGGAAGGGTGATTGCCGGCGAACTGTGTCTTCGTGCGGCGGTAAAGCTCAAGCTGACGTCCATTCCGGTAATCGTCGCGCGGGGTTGGACCGAGGAGGAGAAACGCGCCTATCGGCTGGCCGACAATCAATTGGCGGCGCGGGCGACCTGGGACCTTGATCTGTTACGCAATGAACTTGAGGTTCTCGAATTTGGCAAATTCAATCTCGACCTGATCGGCTTCGAGCCGGATCGACTTGCAGAGATCCTGGCCGGTCTTGGACCGAGCGGTCTGACGGATCCCGACAGCATCCCGGAAGTCCTCGATCGACCGGTCACGGATCGCGGTGACGTCTGGCTGTTGGGCGACAACCAGATTGGCTGCGGCGACAGCACCAGCGCGACGGATGTCGCGGCAGTGCTGGCGGGAAAGCAGCCTGACCTGATGGTCACCGATCCGCCTTACGGGGTTGCCTACGACCCGTCCTGGCGAGCGCGCCGCGGGCTCGGCGCCGGCAAGCTTGCCCAGGGCAAGGTGCTCAACGATGATCGCGCCGACTGGCGTGAGGCCTTCGCGCTGTTCCCGGGGGATGTCGCTTACGTCTGGCACGGAGTGCTGCAAGGCGACGTCGTCGCCGCTGGTCTGGCCGCTTGCGGGTTTCAGCGGCGCGCTCAGATCATCTGGGCCAAGCAGCACTTCACGTTAGGCCGCGGCGATTACCACTGGAAGCACGAAACCTGTTGGTACGCCGTGCGCGAAGGCAAGCCCAGCCAGTGGCAGGGCGACCGCACCCAGACCACGGTCTGGGAGATTGCCAACAACAACCCATTCGGCAGCCCGCAGCGCGATCAGAGTTGGGGCCACGGCACCCAGAAGCCGGTTGAATGCATGCGCCGCCCGATCATCAACAACAGCCGGCCGGGTCAAGTAATCTATGACCCGTTTCTCGGCTCGGGCACGAGTTTGATCGCGGCCGAAATGACCGGCCGCGTCTGCTACGGCCTCGAACTCTGCCCCGCTTATATTGATGTCGTCGTACGGCGCTGGCAGGCCTTCACCGGCCGCGCCGCAAGGCATCAAACCTCCGGTCAATCCTTCGACGAACGCGCCCAAAGGCAGGGCCTCGATCAATCAGGAGCGGCACATGGCTAGACCTCCATTTGCCGTGACAGATGCGGTGCGCGAGAAGGTGCGATACTTGGCGGGTGTCGGGGTCCGTCAGGACGACATCGCCAAGATCATTGGCTGCTCGCCGAAGACCTTGCGCAAGCGTTGTCGTGATGAACTCGATCGCGGCGTGGCCGAGGCCAACGCGACGATGTTCGGCTATCTGTTCGCTGCCGCCAAGGGGGGCAATATCGCCGCGATCATCTTCTGGCTGAAAACGAGAGCGAATTTGCGGGAAACGCCCGACAACCCGGTCCCCGGCGCCGATGCCGAGTCGGAGTCGCAGGCGGTCCTCGTGCTGCCCGACAACTGCCGCGATCCCGGGCTGACCCAAGTGCTGCGGGACGCCCAAGAAAAATATTTCGCCGGGAAACGACGGCGACAGCCCCGAAGCGCAGGACTTGATGAGGAGCGATCAGCGCAGAAGAAAAACACCGGGCCCTCTGCCGATGGTGGTCCCACCCGGCTGCCCGACAACAACGGATAGACGGCTTTGGCTCTCGGCGGTGACGAATGTCGGTACCATTAACACCCACGATCTCGGCGCAACCCGGACCGCAGACCGACTTTCTGCGCAGCCCCGCCGATATCTGCATTTACGGCGGCGCGGCGGGGGGCGGCAAGACCGTCGGACTGATCTTCGAGCCGCTGCGATATGTCCGTCGGGTCGCCAATTTTACCGCGGTCTGCTTCCGGCGCACGACGCCGCAGATCACCAATCCCGGCGGGTTATGGGACGAGAGCCAAAACTTCTATCCGCGCCTCGGCGGCATCCCGCACCTCGGCGCACGCGAGTGGCGCTGGCGGCACGGCGGCAAGATCAAATTCGCGCACCTGCAGTTCGACAACACCGTCTACGACTGGCAGGGCGCTCAGATCGCGTTGATTTGCTTCGACGAGCTGACGCATTTCACCGCGCATCAGTTCTTCTATATGGTCAGCCGCAATCGCTCGACCTGCGGCGTGCGGCCCTACATCCGCGCCACCTGCAACCCGGACGCGGACAGTTGGGTCGCCGATTTCCTGGCCTGGTGGATCGACCCGGAGACCGGCCTGCCGATCTCCGAGCGCGCCGGCGTGCTGCGCTACTACATCCGCGTCGCAGGAAAGATCGAGTGGGCCGATCGGCCCGAAGAGCTGATGCAACACCTGCCGCGGCCGCAGGAGTTGCCGCCGGGCTTTGAGCTTCCGCGGCCGATCAGCGTCACGTTCATCCCGGCCAAGGTGTTCGACAACCCGGCTCTGTTGCGGGTCAACCCGGATTATCTCGCCTGGCTGCTGTCGCTGCCGCTGCTCGAGTGCGAGCGGCTGCTTGGCGGTAATTGGAAGATCCGGCCGGCCGCCGGGCTCTATTTCAAGCGAGAGTGGTGCACGGTGGTCGATGAGGTCCCGGCGGAGCTCGACCACATCGTCCGCTATTGGGATCTGGCCGCTACCGAAAAGACCGAGTTCAACGACCCCGATTGGACGGTCGGCATCAAACTTGGCCGCGATCGAAGTGGCGGCTACTGGGTCCTGGACATGGTGCGCCGGCGCGCCAATCCGGGCGACGTCGAAAGATTGCTGCTCGATACCGCCGCGCAGGACGGCAAACGGGTCCGCATCGGGTTCGGCCAGGATCCGGGGCAGGCCGGCAAGAGCCAAGCACAGCACCTGGTGCGTGCGCTCAGCGGCTTTACCGTGAACCCGGCTTCGGAGACCGGCGATAAGCTGACGCGGTTCGGGCCGTTCAGCTCGCAGTGCCGCGCCGGCAACGTCAAGATCCGACGGGGTTCCTGGAACGAGGAGCTGCTCCGTGTCCTCGAAGGCTTCCCCGATCTCGCCCATGACGACGAGGTCGATGCCTGCAGCGGAGCCTTGGAAATGCTCAATCCCCCAATGACGAGCTGGGGCGCTTATGAACTCATGCGCCAGCAGGCCGAGGAGGTCCTCGCCGCGCAGCAACGAAAGCCGCAACCCGCCCCACCCAATCCCGCCCCGGGCTCCATGGAATGGTTCGACGCACAGAAAAAATCGAGCTGAACCGTGCCCCCGTTCCGGCCCTCTCGCCACGGAGCGCGGGGAGGACAACAGCATCCCGCCGCCCGGTGTGCGAGCCGCTGTCGCCACCCACCAGGGCACGCTAAGCCGAGATCGTGTCCTAATCGGGCGAGCGGATTTACCCGCGAACTAACCCGCCATCGATCGGGATC